GCTCGAGATGAGGATGTGGCAGGCGATTGGTGGGTTTGGTTTCCTGGCTGCAATCGTTTCACCTTTGATTGCGGTGATGACCGCGTGAGTGGGGGATGTTGTGACTGTGATCCGGCGTGCGATAGGTGCCTACCTGAAAGGACTGAGATACATCATGGCTAAGCCTTCCTGGAAGAACCGGCGACGCTACATCCTGGCATCGTTCATCATTGGGGCTTTCATGCTCATCGGCTCCACCATTGCCGCACTCACCGGCAACATCACAGACATCAGCGACCTAGTAACGGGTGGGGTGGCACTGATAACCTTGATTCTCACCAGCTACATTTTCGGTGCAGTGTGGGAAGACAAATCACTACATAAAGGAGAGAACCCTGATGGATAAGCTCAAACAGTATTGGAACTACGCGGGCGAGCGTGCCGTGAAAACTATTGCCCAGGTTGCTATCGCAACAATCGGCGTGACAGCTGCGGGCCTGCTTGATGTGGATTGGTTGCAGGTTGCTTCGGTGTCAGCTCTCGCCGGTGTCATGTCTTTGCTGACCTCGGTGTTGCAGTATGACAAGGGTGACGAGTGATGGCAGACATTGACCTAATCGAGAACCTTGACGGGTACAGTGTGCCCGTGGATCCGATGGATTTGCTTCACTGCGATTCATGCCAGTAAGGTGAACACCGAAAGCCCCTGCGATTCCACCTCGCGGGGGTTTTTCTATTTCACCCACTGAGCGACTGTATTACGGCTCACACCGGCTTTCTTAGCGAGCGCAGATATTTCCGCACCCTCAGCGTGTTCGGCTCTCACGCGGGCTCTGAGCGCCTCTGACACACCTTCTAGGCGCAGCAGGGCGTAATCGCGAATATCTCCGAGTTGCTCAAGGCTCATGTCGGAGTAGTCAATGCGGTCATAATTGAACACCTCTCAAGTATAAAGCCTCGGTTGAGTGTTTTGTTATCTTTCCGTTATGTGTCGTTATCTGGTTTTTTCATCGGTTTGGGGTTATTCTGATGACAACCTACGAAAGGTGGAAAATAATGGGTTACTTCAAGAACCTGGAGATTGAACTTCAGGCGATAAATGATGACGAGCTGCGGGAGATTGTGGCTTGGGATAAAGCACACCAACACAAGTTGACTGCGCACGAGCGTTGGTCAATCTTGACGGATGAGGTGAAGCTGAAGCGCGCGCTCGTGTTGTATGCGAACGAGCAGAATCCTCCAGCACCGAAACCCGCCACGGATCATGTTGCGTTGCAGGTGCCTATTGTGTCGAGGCGTGACCTGTGGGAGCGACGGAACACGAACTGTTTGCTTGGGTGGACACTCGTGGCGTTGAGCCTTGTGGTGGGTGCCGTGATTTTGGTGGTGGCGTTGTGAGGTGGTGGGTCGTGTTTGTTGCGGGCGCACTTTTCACGTTGCTCCCTGGGATGTTGAACCCGTTGGCTGTGGTGAACGGGTCAACGCTTGTTGGCCTCGGCCTTCTGGCTTGGGCTTCCATGAACATAGCGAAAGGGAAATGATGAAGGTCAAATTGCAACAGGTAACACCTGCGCTGATTCGTGAACTCTCGGATCAGAATGACGAACAACGCTTGTATGTTCTCACGAGGGAGGAAACACGGGCGCTCACTCACGAGCTGAACTACGCGATTATGAAAGCGTCACAGTTGCAGGCTCGCTGCCAGATGCGTGCGAAACGTTTAGAGCATTTGGGTGTGAGTCGCACAGAGATTGCTGACATGTTTGGTGTTCCGGTGAGGACTGTGGCGAAATGGTTACGGTCAACTATTGATATTGAGGTGGTGCAATCATGATGGATCTGCAGGTTGACGGGCGTGATGTGATTGTCAGGCTCAGGGATGATGTTTGGCAGCTGGAGGAACCTGGCACGTTGTCGTTGACGCGCTCGCAGGCGCAGATTCTTCGACGCTCCCTGAACTCACTTGATGAGTATTCCCCGCTCGATGGTGAACCGGAGGATGGTTAACGCTCGTGAGGGAGAGTTCCAGCCCAGATACCGTAGGGCTCCTGGTTCTCAATCGCGTAGGCGAAGCACTGCAGTTTGATGGGGCATTCGGCGCAGAGCGCTTTAGCAACCTTGATGGCGTATTCCCTGGTTTGTTTCTCAGGGAAGTCCTCAGGGAAGAAAATGTCTGGGATGTCTTTGCATGGCGCACCGCCAATGTCTTCGATGGCGTCGGCAAGTTCGCGGTAGCTTTGATGTCTGCGGTCACCCATAACCTAATCCTAGAGGAGGACACTGATGGATCGTGACAACGTGACAAGTTTGGCAGCACACAAGTTGGCGGATTTGATGATGCAGGAATGGATTTCTGCATACTCTGACAATGGTGCGCTTTGGGATCGTGACTATCAGGCGTTGCAGATTGCGAAACAGGATGCCTCGGAGGAGATTATTCACGAGGCTTATGAGTTGGCGAATGCTCGCTGGAAGAAGATGCACAACATTGATTGACCCTCAAAGGTTTGTGGCTTCTAAGAGTGTTTCTGCGGAACGCTGGCTTTCGGCACGTCGTGAAGGGGTGACGGCTACTCAGGTGGCGAAGGCTGCCGCGGGGCCTGGAGGTTTTGAGCAAGCTGTCGAGGATTACAGGGCTGACTTTGTTGAGCAAGATAACCCTTACATGGCTTTTGGTAGGGCATGGGAAGGGCCGATTTCTATGCACTTGAAAGATGCTTACGGTGTGATGCCGAACGATTGGCTTATCAGCTCCGCAGTGTCGGATCACTATCTGGCAACACCTGACGGACTCACCCTCGGTCACGACGCTATCAGCGAGGTCAAGACTACGGGGAAGGATTGGAACCCTGAACGGATACCCGTGCAATACCGGAGGCAGGTGCAGTGGCAGTTGTTTGTTACGGGTGCGTCAATGTGTTACTTCGCGTGGATGCTCCGTGAGGAACGTGACGGCGCTTTTCTGCCTGGTTGGTTTGAACCGAAGGTGATAACTATGGAGCGGGATGAGGCGATGATTGCTTCGTTGGTCAAGGTGGCCGACGATTTATGGGAAAGGGTGAACGATGAGTGAAAGTACGGTGGAGTTGCCTGAGAATGGCGGAATTGTTCTAACGATTGAGCTTGAAGTGGATGTTTATATTCGGCTTCTTCGAGCTGCTAACGAGGCTGGTGTTGGTGTTGCCGAGTTTGCTTCTGGTGTGATTGCTAACTATATGGAGGATAACTATGCCCAGGTTTGATTTGTCACAGTATTCGACTGTTGCTGAACGTATTGATGCCTTCTGGAAGAAGTACGAGCAGGGCCGGTTGCACACGGAGCTTGTGCACTTCTCACCGGAGCAGGTTGTGATTCGTGCGGAAGTGTATTTGGATCGTGACGACCTCCGGCCTGTGACGGTGGATTATGCGGAGGAGCGTTTGGATTCGAGCCCTGTGAACCGTGTCAGCATGGTGGAAAATTGCGCTACCTCCGCCATTGGTAGGGCCCTGGCTGATTTGGGTGGGGAGTTCACCGGTGCTAAGAGGCCTTCTGCTGAGGAGATGCAGAAAGTGCAACGTCACGAAACCTCCCAGAAGAAACGTGACTGGGTTACCGAGGCTAGTAGCATTACAGACATTGATGCACTCCGGTTGTTGTGGTCTGAAGCGCAACTGGCGGGGGCGTCACCCACCGAGTTAGCGAAGGTCAAAGAGTATGCCGAGGCATTGGATTCTGGCAGCAAGCGTGCAGGAGTTGACGCAGGCGTACCGGGAAAGCCTGGCAAGAAATGAACCTGACGCGGAAGTCTTCAGGATCGCGCTCATGGAAAGGTTGGTGATGTTGTGTGATTGCGTCACAGATAGTGCAAGAACTCGCTGATTTGACGGCGGAGAACAGGAAAGGGGTTGAGGTTTATGCTGAGGTTTTGGAACTTTTGGCTCGATGTGAGAATCAGCTCGACACAACAGAGGCTCGGGCGTTTATATCGGCAACAGGCTCGGTTGCAGAAAGGCAGGCGATTGCGAAACTCGAGGCGTCGGATGCGAGGCTTGCACGGGATCTTGCTAAAGCGCAGGTGGACCGTGTTCGAGCGAAACTGAGAGCCATCGAATCCGCGATCATGGCTCAGGCGACTGCTGCGAAGATGGTGCAGGCGGAGATGAAGCTGTGAGAACCTACGCGACAAAACGGAAATGCCTGAGGTGTCGCATGGATGACCCGCAGCGCGAGGACAGAATAATCATTGTCATTTGTTTGGCTGATGTGCCATCAGGTGACTACTATGCCGACTCTGAATATCAGTGGGTGCATAAGCGAGCATTCTGCAAGAAGCACTGGATTGACGTGGATGACAATGGCTATATTCCCGTGTCAAGAAAAATAGCTTATGCGAAAGACAAGGCATGAACGGGCCTGGCCGATACAACAATTTCGGCGACGATGATTGGCAAGATTTTGGTAACGAAGTTTTTGAGTGGGCGATTAGCGAATACCGCATGATGTTGAGAGCGCCGGACAAGGTGACCGAGGCTGTCACTAAATTGGCATTGAATAGTGCGCTCGAATCTTTGGCAAAGTTTTTCGTTGTGGCCAAAAAAGAAAAAGGCATTGAAATGAGTTTCGATGATGCCTACAAAGAGGCTTATGAGTTGGTGCAAACAGATTTCAATTGGGATCTTGAGAGAAGGATGAAGCTGTGAAACAAGTTTGGTCTGACCGTTGTGATGATTGTGGTGGGGGTTGGTTTCCTGATGGTTGTCGATGTGAGGAGGATTCGTGAGGACTGCGGTTGCGGAGTTTGATGACGGTGACGAGTTTCTGCTGTGGTTGGAGTTGCTGGAGGATTTCGAGCCACCGGTGGGCGATAAGGCACCCTCATCGGATTCTGACGATAACTGAGAAATATGGCATAGAAGTCATATTTGTGGAGCTGCGGAGAATCGAACTCCGGTCTTGACCGAATCGCTCTGGGCGTTTTCCCGGTCAATCGAATCCATCCAGCCCCTCACCCAGTATAAACTGCTTTTATGGCGGTGCCGAAAAAAGTCCTCAAGCTCGTGCAAGCGCGTGATCAGCATTGTTGGCATTGTGGGGTTGAGGAGGATTTGGTGCCTCATCACCGGAAGAATCGTGGCATGGGTGGATCTAAACTGCTCGACACCCCAGACAATCTTTTGCTCGTGTGTTCTCGCTGGAATGGTCACATGGAAAGTAACGCTGAGCTTGCTGCTTCGGCTCGGGGTTGGGGTCATAAGTTGCCGGTGTGGGAGTCGCTGGAGCACCCTGTTTTCGATAGGACTGATTTCCGGTGGTATTTTGTGCTCCCTGATGGTGGTAAGGTTTTGAGCACTTGGAGCGACCAACCGTTCTAACGGTACAATAGAGTGAGGGCCGAAGCTCAACACTCCGACCCTCACATAAATACCGGTAACTAGACTACCGGCGGATTCCATTCTACGGGATAAGCCGGGGAATGGAACACAATGAACGACAAGATAACCACTGACCTCAGGTTCAGCATGGTTCCCGCATGGGTTCTCGACAGCGGGATCTCTGACAAGGCGATTCGGCTATATGCGGTTCTCGCAGGCTACGCGGATTCAGAAACCGGTCAGGCATACCCTGGGCGAACATTACTGTCTAAGCGACTCGACTGTTCGACCAAGACCGTAGATCGTGCGGTTGCGGAGCTGATGGGTGTGGGAGCAGTCAAGAAGCAGCAACGAGTCAAAGACGGGCACTATCAATCCTCGCTTTACACAGTGGTCAGGATTGACCCCGCGTCAGGTAAGTCGCGACCCCGTGTCACCGATGACGCGACCCCGCGACACCCACGACCCGACCCCGTGTCACCAGTGTCGCAAAGAACTAGAACCACTGAACTAGAACCAGCGGAACAAGAACTACTTAACAAGGGGTTCGCAACATTTTGGGCTATATATCCGAAGAAAGACGACAAACCGTTAGCGAAAAGAAGCTTTGAGAAAGCGCTCAAGCGTGCAAACCTCGACGTCATTGTTGCTGGGGCTGAACGTTACCGTGACGATCCGAACAGGGAACAACTGTTCACGAAAAATCCGAGCACCTGGCTGAATGCTGATGCTTGGGAGAATGGGCCTTTGCCTTCTCGTGTGGTGCGGAAGCCGCGCAAGTTGACGAACGCTGAGGAGGGTGCGTTACTTGTGGAACGGTTACGCGCCGAGGAAGCTGCAAAGCAACAACAACCGAAACAGCTCGATTACGATATGGGCATAACACTGAAAGGCATTGATGATGAATAACGTGGAGATGGGTGAGGTGCTGGCTTTGTGTTCAGCGCTTGACGGTCAGTTGGTTACTGAGTCGAAGATTGTGATGTGGTTGGAGGTGCTTGACGGTGTTTCTTATGAGGAGTGTCGTGCTGCGATTGCTCCGGCGTATCGTGAGCTTCGGCAGGGTGTGTTGGGCGCGAAGGATTTGTGGGATGTGGTGAAGAGTGCGAGGCCTGCACCTCAACCGTTGACGTATAAGCAGGAGGAGGCTGACCTTGATGAAAGCAAGTGGAGGTCTGACCCGCAACCGGTGTGTGAGGAACACGATCTGCGGATTCTGGAGTGCCTGGATTGTTGTTCACTGATTTTCGCGCAGGCTGACTACATGAGCATTGATGACCGGCATTCTTGGGCGATGACTCACGTCTACAAGGCGAAAGAGGCCTGGGCATGATGCCGTTGATGGATCGTGCTGCGATTGAGCGGGCGGAAAAGGTTGCTCGACGGCTCGAGGCTCGTTCGGCACTCGCCGAGGCGGTCAAAGAGGCTAAGTCGTGGAGGCGACCCGATTCGTTGCGCACCCGGCCTGTGAGAGTCACTAAGATGAAGGATTATGTGTTCACGGAAGCCCAGCTCGAGATTGCCCGTAGGTCGTTAGATGCCCGAGGTTCAGTGTGAGCGTTGCGGTTACCGTTGGACTGTATCGTCGAGGCGCGGGAAGGTTATTCTCTGTGCTTCTTGTAGGGCACGAAAAGTGCAAACTATTTCGCTCACAGCTGACGGGAAGTGTATGCCGTGGCATGGACTCTTTGCAGCTGACGAGATCACCCCAATCGATGACGACGGGAAGCCTATCTTCCCTGGTGTCAGAGCTTGCGGGCATAATGACTGCACGAATATCGCGCATGTTATCGGATTCGATAAGAAAGGGTAAGTAATGGTTAAGAATGAAGCACAGATTCAGTTGACCGGTTGGCTCAACGATGTGAAGGATTTTGAGTGGGGCCGAGCGCTGAAGGTGAGCGTCGATGTTAGGAAGAAGAATCATAAAGATGAGTGGGAAACAGTCGATAAAACAATTTATGACGTGACTACTGACAACCGGACTCCGCTCGATGGGGTGAAGCAGGTTGTGGTGACCGGCAGGATTACCGGCACGAACGTTTTTCAGAAGCGTGACGGATCCTCCGGCTTCTCAATCAAGGTACGTGCTCAGACTGTCGAGCCTGCAGCTAATCAGGTTGTGGAGAAGTCCGGTCATGCGGCACTGAACGAGGTGTGGCCTGTTGCTACTCCTGGCGGTATCACCGAGGAAGCCCCATTCTGATGGAGAACTTTGGTCGGATCCTCGCCTTCGCTATGGGTGTCAACTATTTCCTCCTGGCTTATCAGGTCGAAACGAACGTCACGAGTGTCCTCGGATGGGTTTTCGGTTCTCTGCTGTGCCTGGCGGTTCTCATGAGTTTTGCGAAGCCGAAACGCTACCCTGGAGGGCGTGGAGATAACGTTTGATGTTCTAGGTCGCCCCAGTCCTCAGGGGTCAAAAAAGAGCATTGGGAACAACCGATTCATCGAGTCGTCAAAGTATTTGCCAGCATGGAGATCAGCAGTCAGAGAAGCTGCGGAACACGCGGTCACCGTGAGCGGTTGGGCTCGCGTGTCAGGGCCGGTTGAGTTGGAAGTAATGTTCTACCTTGACCGGCCTTCTTCTGTGTCTACGGTGAAACGCCCATACCCTACTGTCCCGCCTGACTTGGACAAGCTCATTCGTGGTGTGGGTGACTCGCTCACCGGTGTTGTCTATGACGATGATTCGCAGGTGATCCGAACCCTGGCCTGGAAGGTGTACGCAGACAGCCGTGAACCCGGAGCTTTCGTGCGTGTCAACGAATTGTCACAGTTTGATAACGAGGCGTTTCAATCCTTCGATTTCCTAGACCTCCCGGAATAAACTCCTAACAACCTACAAAGGAGGACACCATGTCTAACGTTCAAGCAACACTGTATAAGCAAGCCCTCAAAATCAGTGAGGAACTATTCGAGCCCTACACTCTCGCAGCACAACTACTGCAGGATGACAAGCTCGTCTGGGATGAGGACTTCGACCAGATCCGCAACGCCCTCGCCCTGGCACTCACGGAATGTGCGACGACACACAACTTGAACCCGTGGTTCCTTGAGGTGGCGTACAAACTGATTGACACGACCAGGGCTGATGCTTGAGGATATGCACCCACCGGAGTACATCACTCCGTGCGCTGTCCGAACAATCCTGGAACGCCTTGACGAGGCCGACCAAGAGATTCTCCGCACCGCCCTGTTGAATCAGGCGTTGTGGGGTCACACACCGCTGGCCCGCGCTCTGACGGATCGTGGCCTGCGTATCTCGGAGAAAGCCATTCGCAAACATCGTCTTAGACTTTGCTCCTGCAAGTAAGGTGGAAACATGCTTGAGAACTTGGAACCAGCTAAGAAGGTAACAGCACCAAAGGACTTTCGCCCGGGTCTTGAGTTCGACGGGAACGAAGGCACCGCAACAACCGAGGGTCTACCGGATGCCCCGAACTTTGATGAGTTCCTAGAGGCACGCGGTTACCCGGCTGACGAGTACGAGATTGTTGGGACTCCTCGAACGTCACAGTGGCAGCGTTGGGATGGGGAGTGGTTGACGGCGTACCGGTTCCATTTCCGCAAGAAGGTGACGGACATTGATTTGCCGACGTTGTACGCGCAGGCGAAACGTACAAAGGTGAAGCCGGTGAAAAAGTCCGGCAACTCTCGCACCTACGTCATAGCACCCGCAGACTTCCAAATCGGTAAGTTCGGCAGCCGTGGGGGTCACGAGGAGAGCATCGCCCGTATCCATGCCAGCTATGCCCGGATAGAGCAGAAGCTGAAGGCAGGCAACTACGATCACATTGTCATCCTTGACATGGGGGACATTGTGGAGGGGATAAGCAACAAGGCTGACATGGAGCAGCTCACCTCGAACACGTTGTCACCGATGCAACAAACTGACCTGGCAGCAGCGCTTATCTGGGATTTGATAAAGCTCGCGTGTAAGTACGCACCGGTCACCTACGGATCCGTCGCCTCGAATCACTGCCAGTACCGTGTTCAGAAGCAACCTGTGGGCAGACCCGGTGTTGACGATTGGGGTGTTGTCATATTGCAACAGGTTCGACGCCTCGCCACCGAAGTCGGCTTACCGGTGGAACGTTGGCTTATCCCGCAACCTCACGATGAAGGGTTTGCGTTCGACGTCTTCGGTGACGGGTCACACATCCTCGGTGCAATCCACGGTCACCAGGTTGCTAGGCCTGACGCGTTCCAACTGTTCTGGTCGAAGGCCGTGTTCAATGACACTTATCTTGCAGCAGCGACGCTGATGATTTCCGGTCACTTCCACCACCATAGATGCGAACAGTTCTCAGGCACCGAGGGCACCGAACGCTGGTGGATACAAGCCTCAACAATGGACAACGGGTCAGACTGGTTCACCCGCGGACAAGGCGGTGGAGGTGACAGCACACCAGCACTCACCTGCTTCGAACTAGAAGCTGGGGTTCCGTTCCGTGGGAAGATTGACCTACTATGAACTTCCGCCTCGACCCGCCACCGATAGAGCTACACCATAAGGATTTCCGTGCTGTCGCTCAAAACTTCTTCACACTCCCTGTGTCATTGATCGTCGATTTGCGCATGGCACGAGAGATGCAGACCGGTGACGAGCTGATGATCCTGTTCGACGCAGCAGAGATAGCGTTCACAACTGACGACTTCGAAACCCTACAAGACCTAACAGTGCGCGACTTCATTGACGTGATGAACTTATGGGTGAACAAGTCCGGCGAGTCCGCGCAATAAAAATGCCATTCAACTCGCCCTGCCTAACATGCGGAAAACTAACCCGTGGCAATTCATACTGTGGGGGGTGCAAACCTATACGGG